ACACTAGCTAACGCTGACACAGCTTTGGATATCCGAAGAGGTGCATCAGAAATGCTAACACACAATCTATTGATTGACCGTGAAAGCCGTTGGATGTCAACATTCTTTGCCACAAACCTCTGGACAACAGAATATGATGGTGTTGCTAATGCTGACAATAACCTTGCTACAGAGGTTACACAGTGGGATGACTACACAAACTCAACTCCAATCGTTGACGTAACTGCTGCTCGAAGAGCAATGCAAAAAGCATCTGGTGGTTTCAAGCCAAACAAAATGGTTGTTACTCGTGACGTTCACGATACACTAGTTAACCACCCAGACGTACTTGCACGTATCAACGGTGGCGCAACTGTAACCAACACTGCTTTGGTAACACAAGCTAAACTAGCAGAAATCTTTGAGGTTGCTGAGTACTACATTGTAGACGCAATCGAAAACTCTGCTGCAGAAGGCTTAACAGAATCATTAGACTTTGTGGCAACTAAGAAAGCTGCATTGTACTACGCTCCTGCATCTTCAGGATTGATGGTTCCATCAGCAGGTTACAACTTCACATGGAATGAACTAGATAACGCATCTGGTTACGGTATTGACATACGTTCATATACTGGCGATTTCCTACGTGTAGAAGGTGTTGCAGAACTCCTAGAAGCAAACATGGCTTACGACCAAAAGGTTGTAGGTGCTGATCTAGGTGTATTCTTCAACACAATCTTGTCATAAGGAGTAGGTGAATGACCCGACCACCATTTCAATACGACAAGCCAATCTTCGTTAGAAATCCACAAGGATTACTTATGAATGGTAAGCGTTATGCAAAAGGTGATCTCGTTCCTTGGGTGGAGCGAGGTTTGCCTAAAGCGAACATTGAACGTATGTATAACGAGCACCATTTACATCACAATGAAGATCTGGAAATCTCAGTAAAACCTAAAGTTGGTGATGGGCTAGAAGAGATGTCTGTAGAAGAACTACACATCCTAGTCGATACAATCAATGACAAGGTTAAAGAGAAGACTTTAACGAAAGAAGCATTTGATCGCAAGAAATGTAAGCGGTCAACTATTCATGCAAAACAATGTGGGCTTATCCGTTCTTGGAGAGCCAACTACGGTGAGATAGAGGCTGACTAATGGCTTGGACATATGACGAAAGCGTTCTTACAACTACTACGGCTGCAGGTCGGTTAAATGTTGTACGACTTCTGATAGGAGACACTGATACTAACGATCAGTTAATCAAGAATGAAGAAATAACTTTCGCATTGTCAGAAGCTAATGATAACGTCTATTTTGCTGCAGCTTGGTCAGCAGGAACTATTGCTGCACAATTTGCTCGTAAAGTTACTACGTCATTAGATGGGGCCTTATCAGCTAACTATAGCGATTTAGCTAAACAGTATAAGGCCCTTTCTGCAGACCTTAGAGAACAAGGTCAAAAATACTCTATGACATCTGCTAGTATTCGTGCAGGTGGCATTTCTAATGCTGCAATCAAAGCCAACAGACAACTTACAGACCGTCCTGATCCTGCTTTTCATAAAGGTCAGTTTGACAACCCACCATCAGATGAGCAATACATTTCGGATTTTGACTAATGTCCTTCAGAGCTTACGATGTCCTTAAACTTGTAGAGGAACATGGAGAAGATCTTACGCTTCGTAAAATCACATACGGAAGCTATGATCCTCAGACCAGTTTATCATCTTCTAGTTCAGTAGATACGCATTCCATTACAGGGTATTTCTATACATATAATCTAGGTGTTATTGACCCTGAGAACTTTGTAAGAGGTGGTCGTAAGTGTGTTATAGCAGCTTTAGGTTTAGCTGTTAGTCCAGACACTGACGATGAAATTACTGGCAACGGAAATAAAGTGAATATAACAAATGTTCTAACGCTTTATTCTGGTGGTCAGGCTCTTTGCTATATCTGTGATGTGAGTGAATAATGGCAAACAATCTAAAGAACGCAGAAGTATTTAGACAGGTTACATTCAAGATTAAACAAGCTAAAGAAGATGCAATACGAGATAGACTAACAGATATTGCACAGTTTGTTACTTCAGTTTCCCCTGTAGATACTGGTGCGTATGTTACCTCACATAGTATGCTTTCTAACAACTCAAACTCTCGTGCTAGGGGTAAAACCTCCAAAGGAAAACCTCGCAAACAAAACAGAGAAGCTCTGCAACAAAGTGGTTTCTCTAATCTATTATCAGATATAAACGCTATTGATATGGATATAGTAACAAGAATTACCTTGAGAAACGACAGTCCTCACGCAAGATTTGTAGAAGATGGTAACGGAAGTTCTCGTGGGTATCTTGTATATACGAAAACTAGAAGGCAATTTGGATGAGCAGCATATACAAGGATATTAGGAGGGGATTAGAATACAAGCTCTCTCAGGTATCAGGTATCCCAGATATTGCCTATGAGAATATAAATTACGATCCGACAACAGGAACCTCTTGGGTTAGGCCAACCTTTACGCCAACATCACGCAGACCTGCAGTAAGAGGTAGTAATCCACAACAACTCTATCTAGGTTTATTCAGAGTTGATTGTTTCGTTGCAGAGGGTAATGGCCCTTTGTATGGTGACAACTTAGCCAACAGCATAATAGAAGACTTTGAGGCCACAACGGATATTACATTCAATGGTAAAACAGTTTCTATAGACTATGCTGAGAGGGGGGAAGGAAGAATAGACTCCCCTTGGTATTTCATTCCAATCAACATTGGTTGGTATATTTATGATTAGGAGAAAATAAATGGCCTTCGCACAGGGTTCACGTTCCACACTATCTTTCTTAGCAGAGAGTACTTTCGGTACAACACCTGCAGGAAACTTTCAAAACTTACCTTTCACCACTCACTCTTTGAACTTATCAAAAGACCGTGTTGCAGGTACAGACATTCAATCAGACCGTCAGCCAAGAGTTGACCGTCACGGTAACAGAGTTGTAGGTGGAGACATCGTAGCTGACCTTCGTCATGCTGAGTTCGATCTACTTACACAAGCTGCATTAATGTCAGACAATGATTTTGCTACAGGCTTTACAGCAGGAGATGGGTCTACAGGAGTTACTAACGCAGCTATCGCAGGTATAACACCACAGTTCTTCTCACTAGAAGATTATGCTGCAGACATCGACCAAGCTCGTTTGTTTAGCGGTTGTACTGTTAACACAATGTCAGTCTCTATGGCTCCAAACCAGATGGTTTCAACAACCTTTGGTATTGTAGGTAAAGAGATGGCAGTATCTGCTACACAAAAGACACAAGATGCTTCCGCAGGTAACTCACCTTTTGATGCTTACTCAGGTGACATCAAGTTAGGTAACGTAGGTTCTCTAGGTTCAGCTTTGACATTGATCACTGCTGTTGATTTTACTGTCACTAACAACTTTGCTCCAACATTGGTTATTGGTGAAAGTACAGCGTCAGCACTAGAGTTTGGTATGATCAACGTAGAAGGAACAGTATCTGCGTACTTCGAAGACGATACACTGCTTAACCGATTCTTGAACGAGACTGAGTCTTCACTAGAGGTGTCAGTTGGTGACGGTACAAACACACTAACATTCTTATTCCCACGTATCAAAGTTAACTCTGCTGATGTGGGTGTAGACGGACCAACTTCACGTATTGTGAATATGTCTTTTGTCGCTCTTCGTGACACTTCAGACTTATCGTCCTCTACAACAGACACAAACACAATCCTGAAGATTAAGAAATCAGGTGCGTAAGTAATCCCTAGCTAGGGCGAGGGAAGTGGTTGTCGGGTGCTGCTTCCCTCATTTAAATAACCCGACTGTTAACTCGAAAGGAACCCGAAATGGATTTAATGAATATTGGTAAGATGAAAGAGACCTCTGAGGTTATCTTGTATAACCCAGTTAACTCAGAAATACTTATGAATGAAGATGGAAGCGAAATGTCCATAACAGTATATGGGCCGTATTCCTCTAAGTATAAGTCAATCTCCCACAATCAGCAAAACCGTAGGTTGATGAAAGCTCAACGTACTGGCGGTAAATTAAACCTGAGTGCTGAAGAGATAGAAGCATCTGCATTTGACCTACTGGTTAAGTGCGTTGCGGATTGGGACATTACTTTAGGTGGTGAGAAGCCTGAGTGTACCGAAAAAATGGTACGTGAAGTGTTCGAGCAATTGCCTTGGGTACGTGAGCAGGTAGACAGTGCTCTAGGAGACACCCAAGCTTTTTTGGACAGGTCCAATCAGAACTAGAGGCTTTTGCTGAACAATCTTTTAGACTTAGTCGTAAGGTAAAAGGCTCCAGAGCCACCGAAAGAGAACATTTAGAACAAGTAGCAAAGCAGTTAGGCAAAACGGTTGAAGAACTTGATACAAAATTCGTTGATTCTGTATTCCCTGACCTTGCTGCACATATTTGGGCCACCTTCCTTGAGTTACACGATGGTAGAACTTACGGAATGAGTGGCCCTAATCCTATCTCATACGATATTATTATGGGATGGTGTTATCTGAACGATATAAAACTAACCCCTTGGGAAATTTCTGTAGTGAAGTCTTTAGACAACCTATGGATAAAAGTTACAGGCGAAGAGAATGGCTGACCTTTTACAGTTAGATTTTGTTGTTAAAGAGATTGGGTTAGATAAAGCCCTGACTCAAACTGCAAAGTTTGAACGTGAGATTTTGAAGACCGTTAAGGCTTACGAAAGAGGTCAGATCACTCAGGATCGTTATAGAAAGTCCCTGCTTAACACAAAAAGACAAATGGCTGCTTTGACCAACGAAAATGGTAAGCAGATTATGTCCATACAAAAGGCTAACCAAGCTACACAACAGTTTATTGCCACCCAGAGGGGTTTAAGTACTGCAGTGGGCGCAAGTGGCGTAGCTGCACAACAGACTGCCAGAAAGACAAATCAACTTGGTGTTCTAATGCAGCAGTCTGGATATCAAATTGGTGACTTTGCGGTTCAGGTCCAATCTGGTACAAATGTTATGGTCGCTCTTGGTCAACAAGCCACACAGCTTGTTGGTACTTTTGCCATGCTTGCTAGAAGCACTGCGCTAATTGCCTTGTTTTCTGGTCTTGGTGTTGTACTTCCTATTGTAACAGCTATAGCGGCTGCATTTATGAGAACTGCAAAATCGGCAGAAGAGGCTAAAGATAAAGTAACTGGGTTATCCAAAACTCTTAAAGACTATAGGCAAGAACAACGTGCGCTTGCTCAAAGTGTAACTACTGATCAATTAGCGTTAATAGACAGAATAGAAGCTATCAAAGAGCTTCAGCAAGAGTACTTAAAGGTTTTAAGAAATACAGGTGAGGGTGATAGGTCAGGTAAAAATAGAGCAGATGCTGAAGCTACTATAAAAATACTAAATGATCTTCTCCTTAAAACAACAGGTCAACAAAAAGACCTACAAGTACTAATAAATGATGAATACATTAAACGTCTCAAGTCTATGGAACGCTCTAACATTCTTGCTTCTATAGAAAACAAGTTTGGGCAAGATCATATAAAATATAGAAATGAGTCTCGTAGACAAGCTGAAATAGAATTAGAAGCTGAAATCAGGGCAGCAGGTATTTCTGAGGCACTTGCAGAGAGGTTGAGAGATAGACTTAAAACCGAATATGATATTATTGACGCCAAAGTTGAACAGGATAAATTAGATGTAGCGGCAAAGGGTAGACAAGAGGCTATAATAAATAGCCTGAAGAGTGGCCTAACAATTTATGAAAAAATGGTTGATGAGAATAAAGCTATTCAAGAGGCTGCTCAAAAAATCAAAGATACTCACGCTGACGAAGTACGGGATTTAAGAGAGAAGATTGCTTTAGTCCGTATAGAAGCTGAACATGGCAAGGATAGCGCAGTACTCCAAGAAGCAACGGCTGAGTTTGCTAGAGACGCCTATGAGCAATCTCGTGCTTCTGCAGGTATCAAAGGGGATCTCTTAAAAGCAGAGATGAAGATATATGATGTTTTGCAGAGGGAGAAAAAAGAATTAGCTGATATAGTTGAAAAAGAGAGGCAGAGACTCCTCTTTGCCAAAGAGCGAAGAAAGTTTTTTGCTCGTGAATCTGAACGTCAAATGATATTAAATGAATCTCCTATCTTTATGAATATGGATTCCATAGGAGAAGCAGCTAAAATTTATCAAGATAGCCTAAAAAAAGCTGATAGGGCGCAAAAAGAGGTAGAGGCTTCTGCAGAAAAACTTAAAGAAGAGCTAGAAGGCCCACTTGTATCTGCTATTGGGAGTGTATCAGATGCGTTTGGTGACTTTATCGCTCGTGGCCTAAAAGATTTCAAAGGCTTCGTAAAAGACATACTCAGGTCTTTCCAGAACATGATTGCACAGATGATTGCTACGGCTGTTAGCAATCGTATTATGATTAGTCTGGGTATGGGGAGCGCAGCCACTGTAGCAGGTACGAGTGCCGCATTTGCAGGTCCTGCAGGAGCTTTCTTAGGTACTACAGGTGCAGCAGGTGTGGCAGGTACTGGGCTTATGGGAGGTGTTGGTTCAGTATTTGGTGCAGGTGGTATTGGCATGAGTGGATCATTCAGTGCGCTTGGCAGTATGCTTGGTGGAGGTGGTATGAGTGGATTTACGATAGGTGCTGCTATCCCTGCTATTGCTGCAGTTGCTGCTGTTGTAGGACTACTCACTAAGAAAACTAAGTTATTAGATACTGGCCTAAGAGCCACTGTTGAGGGTTTTGATGCGGTTATTGACACATTTCAAGTTACACAAAGTAGTCGTTTATTTGGACTACTAAAGGGGTCGAAGAAGACTACATTTACTGCAGCAGATGCAGAAGTTGCCGACCCAATTATTAGTGCTATTAATGAAATGCAGCAAAGCATTGTTGATGCAGCAGGTACTTTAGGTATAGGCGCTGATGCTTTTGATAACTTTGTTTATCAGTTTGAGTTGTCTCTTAAAGGTTTAACTGAACAAGAGCAGCTACAAAAGATAAATGAAGAAATACTCAAGATGGGTAATAACTTTGCTGCTCTCTCTGGTCACTTCACCAACATGAATGATCTACTAGCTACTGCTCAACAAAGATATGCTCTAGAAACTCGCTTACTACAGGCACAAGGTAATACATCTGCTCTACTTACTCGTGAGCGTGAAGCAGAACGCCTAGCTACACATGACCTTAATCAAGATGTGTTAGATCAGATATATGCTATAGAAGACGCTAAGATTGCTTTTAATGCCTTATCTAATTCCATACAAGCAAGTAAAGATAGTATAACTGCTGATTTTAATCAGCTTATGAGTAACGTAAGCACTAAGGTTTCAGATGCTGAAGCTCTAGTCTCTCAGAGCCAAACTATCCTAAGTATGCTACAGAGTGCTTCGGGTCGCATAGGAATGACCAGAGAAGCAGGTCTTGATTACCTAAGAAGCTTACGTGGAGCCTCACGTATAACCGATGAAAAAGCTCTTGGAGAAGCTCTATCTGCAATAGGAGAGCCTAGCGAAGATCTATACAGTAGCTTTACTGATTATCAACGTGAGTTTGCTGACCAATCTAACCTAATACGTGAGTTAGAAGAAACTGCAGGTAGACAGCTTTCCCACGATGAGCAAATATTGCAACAGCTACAAGCAGAGGCAGACGCTGCTGAAGCACACTATAACAGTCAAATAGCTTTTTACAATCAACAGTTACAAGATGCTCAAGATCAGCTAAACGCCTTATTAGGTCTTGATGAATCTATACTAAGCGTTGAACAGGCAATAATACAATTTGGTGCGGCTGTGGATAGGGCACTTGCTACTGCTGCTGCTGCTGCTAAAGCTGCTGCTGAATCTGCGGCAATTAAGGATGCAGCAGAAAATCAATCAGTATTAGGTAAATATGGAACAGGCACACAATACAAAGGTTTTGATAAGGCTGAACTCAAAGGCGCACAAGAGCTTCTAGATGCTGCTAATATTGCAGGGGTTCAAACCGAAGGTAAAACTGGCGCACAAATTCAGCAAGACATCTCTAATGCTACTGGTTTAGCCATTGGCCTTGATACTGGTACTCGTGATGATCAATTTGCGTTGGGTGGTTATCACTCTGGTGGTTTTAGGTTAGTTGGTGAGCGTGGTCCTGAGATCGAAGCTACAGGCCCATCTCGTGTGTTTAGTGCTAACCAAGCTAAACGCATGATGCAAAATCCTGATCTTGTTGAAGCAGTTAAGTCTATGAAAGAAGAGATTACTGAGCTTCGTAACGAACAGAGACAATTAGGTATTAATAATAATAAGTATACCAAACGTACATACGATCTGTACAGACAATGGGATACTGAAGGTCTACCTGCAGAGAGAACATAATGGATATTATCAAGCCAGTTACAGTTACCAACAGTATCCTTACAAGCTCTAATGTTGCTGAGAATGACTATAGTGAGTGGGCTTCTGGCACTACTTATGCAGATGGTGATAATGTTATTGTCATTGGGACTACACACAAAGTCTATGAAAGTCTTGTAGGCAGTAATGTAGGCAATGATCCGACTACAGATGATGGTACTAACTGGTTAGAGCTTAGTGCTACAAATAGGTGGAAAGCCTTCGATCAGAAGATTGCAGCACAAGTTAGTAATTTAAATACTATTGAGTATCAATTTAACGATGCTGACTCTAATATTACTGCAGTGTCTTTATTTGGCCTATACGGTAATTCAGTTAATGTAACTGTAACAGACTCTACGGATGGTGAAGTCTATAATGAAGATTTTTCTCTGCTAGACAATAGTGAGATAGTAGACTTATTTACTTATTTCTTCGCTGAACAAGGTGTTAAAACTGAAGCCTTGTTTACTGGTATACCACCTTATCTTGATTCTGATGTTGAAGTTACAATTACTGCTGACACAGGAACAAACGCTAAAGTAGGACAAATAGTCTTAGGGTTCCTCTCCAACTTTGGCTTAACAACTTATGGAACCTCAGTAGGTATCGAAGATTATTCTCGTAAAGAAACTGATGCCTTTGGTAACTTTATTATTACAGAAAGGGCCTTCGCTAAGTTAGTAGATTACGATGTGAGGCTTGAAACAGGAAAAGCCAGAACTGTGCAAAACACACTTGCAAATTTTAGGTCTACTCCTCTTGTGTATATAGGATCTGAAGATGAAGCTCTCGCTACTATTGTATATGGGTTTTATCGTAGGTTTGATATTACACTTGAAGGACCTGCCTATTCATTTGCTGCTATCGAAGTAGAAGGATTAACTTAACATGGCATATACGAATATTACCGCTTTACCGACTGCCCCTAGTCGGGCAAGACCATCAACGTTTGCTGCTGAAGGGGATGCCTTTCTTGCGGCACTAGCTACCTTTGTTACTGAGGTAAATGCCTCTGGTTCTTATATAGATGGAGTAGGAACTGCTGCAGATACTGATGCTGCAACTTCAACGGCTCAAGCTGCTGCTTCTGCAACAAGTGCAACTAACTCAGCTAATTCAGCCACTGCTTCTGCTACCAGTGCAAGTAATTCCTCAATAAGTGAGACTAATGCTGCTGCAAGTGCTGCTGCTGCTGCTGCATCATTTGATAGCTTCGATGACCGATACCTTGGTGCAAAGGCTTCTGATCCTGCAACAGATAATGATGGAGATTCCCTTTCTGGTGGTATGATATATTATAACACAGGGGATGGAAACCTAAAGTTGTATAACGGTTCTGCTTGGGTAGCTGCTGTACTTGATCCCAGTGGTGCGCTTATGGCTGCAAATAACCTCTCAGATTTAGCTAGTGCCGCAACCGCAATAACTAATCTTGGAATTACAGCTACTGCGGCTGAGTTAAATTATGTTGATGGTGTCACTTCTAATATTCAAACGCAGATTGATAACATCGGTAATACTGTTGGCACATTAACAAAATCTTTTGCCAATGGCGAAAGCTCAGTTATTACTCTTAGCTCTACAGTCAGCCCGACAGCGATTGTTGCAGTGACTAAAGAGGTTTCGCAAACTGGTGTTTCTTCTAAGGGAGCTTGGGATGTTGCGTCTGATGCAGCTAATTACGAGTTGTATAATCAAGCACCATCTACAAGTCTGACGTTACAAGGTTGGGATATTTCTACATCTTCTTTTGTGCAAAGTTTTTCTGTAGTTACTCAAGATGGTAGCCCTCATGGAGTGCATTTTAAATCAGATGGCACAAAGATGTTTATTATTGGTAGTGATGGAGATGATATTAATGAGTACAATTTAAGTACTGCTTGGGATATTTCCACTGCAACTTTTAGTCAAAACGGTAGCATTTCAGCACAAGATACCACCCCTTCAGATTTATTTTTTAAATCAGATGGCACTAAGGTTTTTATCGTAGGTGATGCAGGAGATGCTATAGACGAGTGGGATCTTTCTACCGCTTGGGATGTTTCTACCTTATCTTTTAATCAGTCTTTTAGTGTAAATAGCCAAGATACTTCTCCCCAAGGTTTGTTCTTTAAGCCTGATGGTTTAAGGATGTATGTAAGTGGGCAAACGAATGATAAAGTTTATGAGTATGCTTTAACTACTGCTTGGGATGTATCGAGTGCATCATTTAGCCAAGACTTTTCTGTGGCATTGCAAGAGACTAACCCCAGAGGTTTATCGTTTAAATCTGACGGAACTAAAATGTATGTCACTGGAAACAATGGGCAAGATGTAAACGAGTACAACCTATCGACTGCTTGGGATATTTCCACTGCATCTGCCTATCAAGTATTTGATGTATCCTCTAAAGCAACATATCCAACTGGAATTTACTTTAGAGATGACGGTTTTAAAATGTATATAGTTGGGCTTACTAGTGATCAGGTACATGAGTATGACGTTAGCGGCCCTTTTGCACTAGGAACTGGTTCTTTTGCATCTTCTGACGTAGGTAAGCGCATTTTCACAAGCGATGGCGGTGAGGGTGTTCTTACTGCTACAGATGGTTCTTACAGCTTATCTTCTGCATTTGGTGCAACTACCTATACCTCTGGCAACTGGTCTTTGAGTGGGCTTGATGTTCATGCATCTAATGGGGTTACGTTGAGTGGAGGTGGTGGCTTGGCCCAACCTACCGCCCAATACCTCCCTGCACTAACCTCAACAGGCGGTCAGATCGACAGCCAATTCTGGACTGACATTAACAGTATGACGGCTGACGATGTAGATAATGATGGTCAGGTTTACTATGCAGTATCCACCGATGACCGCACTATTTGGTCTGTTGCTAAAGCTAGCGATGGTGTTAGGCCGATTGTGAGGAACAACTCTGGTACTTGGCAGTATAACTCAAATGCTACTTACGGCTCTACAACTTACACTAATGGAACGACTAATGATGAGTTTGCTACTATTGCACAAGCTATGACTGTTGCAGCTAATCAAATGGATAAAGCACAAGTTGATGCAGTAACAGATGGATCTCATTTTACTCTGGGTAACACATTAGACTTAGCTATTATTCCATACCTAGCATCTACTGGAACTGCTCCAACATCTGATGGTGTGTCTATTAACTATGATGCGGCTGCTTTGAATAAGGGTGCTATCCTTGGTACTGACTATGACTATGACGTACCTGCAACAGACAAAGTTCGTATTACTTCCAATGCAGCGCAAAACCTTAAAATAAGGATTGTTTAATATGATAAAAAAATTACTACTAATTTCCACCGTACTGCTTGCAGCATGTTCGTCTAAGAATGATGTAGCAATGAATGAGGCTTATCAGAAGTACAATGCTCAAGCAGAACAAAATCGTATGAATACGATAGCTACAATAGCAGCACAAGGTGATAATGGTGTACTAGCAGCAGCTATGCTTATGCAAAGCGGTAATGCTTCTGGTGCTATTACTGCACAACCTACAAGCTCTGGTGACAAAGTGTTAAACACAGTTGCTGCTTTATCTCCAACCCTAATTGGATTAGGACAAATAGCTGCTACTGTAGATGGCAATCGAACAAACAAAGAAATAGCAGTCGTTCAGTCTGACAATAGTACTAAAGTAGCGATAGATACCAATGATACAATGTCAGAACTAGCTACAGTCAGCATAGTTAAACCTGAGTTTCAAGTGGTTGAGCCAAAAGTTTTCTGTGTCTTTGATGGCACTTCAGCTTGTCAGTAGTGTTATGGAGATGCTAGAGTTCATAGCCCAATGGTTAGCAGCACCTCTTGCGTTTGTAGTATGGTTTCTATTTATGAAGTCTACAAAGAATGAGAAAGATATTGCAGTATTACAAACACAGTATGAAGCTAATAGATTAGCCTACGACAGAGAGATGAAAGAACTAAAAGAAACTGTCAAGGCAATATTTAATAAGCTAGATAGTATAGAGCAATCATTAAGAGATAAGTAATGGACCCAGTAACTTGTGTTGCAATGGCTACAGGTGCATTCAAGGGATTGAAAGCAGCTATTGGGGCAGGGAAAGACTTACAACAAATGACAGGACAGCTTGCTAACTGGGGCAAAGCTTTCTCTGACTTTACAAATATAGAAGAACGAGAGAAGAACCCTCCGTTCTGGAAGAAGACGTTCAAGGGGTCTGACGAAGAGACCGCCATTGAGATCTTCGCTAATAAGAAAAAAATGGAACAGATGAGGGAAGAGATAAAAGATCACATCTCTTGGAACTATGGGCCTAGTGCTTGGAAAGAAGTTTTAGCTATAGAGGCAAGGATGCGTAAGCAGAGAAAAGATGAGCTTTATCGAAAACAAGAGATGGTAGATAATGCTATAAACTGGGCTATAGGTTTAACAATCTTTGCTACAGGAACAGCAGTTTTATTGGGTGTTTTTTACATGATAGGTAAAGCTCAAGGCAGGTGGTAATGTGGTTCTTAGTGTGGATGCAATTTACGATAGGAACTCGTGAGTTCGACTACTATCAAATAGGTACATACGGATCAGAAGAGGCTTGCAAAGAAGAAATGGTAAAAGCAAGAGTGATGATAACGAATAGTAAGTCAGCGGTACATTGCTTTGAGGTTGATAGAAGTAAATAATAAGTTTGTAGTATATGATAAGAACGGTAAGGTTATAATAATTACCCGAAACAAAAAGATTGCAATAGTTTATGCGAGGGACAATGGCACACACAGTAATTGATGATTGGAAAATTATACCAAGGCTAATGATGTTGGCTGTAACTATACTAACATATCAGGCTGTTCATTGGTACATGGCTTTACCTGATCCGACAATACAACAGTCAGGTCTTGTGTCTGTTTGCATGGGGGCTTTAACAGGGTGTTTTGGTATTTGGATGGGTAAAGAATCAAAATCAACTGTCTCAACTTCACAGGTGACTTATGCACAAACTCCTGTTGATACTGATCGCAAGTAGCTTTCTATCGGGGTGTTATCTTACAGCCCTAAACCCCTTCGCTAGTAAAGGAGGTCCTTCTGTAAATGCCAATGTCCTTGCAGGTAAAGAAAACACACAACAGTTGGTTGGACAACAAAACCAACAGGATGCAGGTCGAGACATTAATACAACGACAGTTACGAAAGAAGTCGAAGCGGAAAAGATCGAAGAAATCAAAATCTCAAACACGAATATACCAATCTGGGTTATACTCTTGCTCTTGCTTGGGTGGCTATTGCCCACACCAACAGACATATTTAGAGGGATTGGGAACATATTCTCTACAGTCTTTCAGAGGAAGAAATGATATGAGTTTTAAGTTAGGTAAAAGAAGTATAGAAAAACTAGAGGGTGTTGATCCAACACTCGTTAAGATAGTTGAAAAAGCAATTCAAGTGAGCGAACAGGATTTCTCTGTGATTTGTGGTTTAAGAACCAAAGCAGAACAAGAAGCTCTTGTTGCAAAGGGCGCATCACAGACTATGAAATCTAAACATTTAGAAGGCAAAGCCGTAGACCTGATGGCATACGTTGCAGGATCAGGCGGTAGATGGGAATTAAATCTGTATGATGAAATTGCTGATGCTATGGCTCAAGCAGCTTCTCTGTTG